TAAAGGTGGAGTTATTACAGACGTACTAACTGGTGGTGTGCAAACAACAAATTCAGATAGTAAACCAACAGTTGGTGAACTGGACACAGCATACCAATTCTTTGCAGACTCAGCGACAGTTGACATTAACCTCGTAATGGCAGGTTCAACTGAAGTTGGAGTTGCTGGTGCAGACGGTGTAACTCATGCAACTAACGTCATTGACCTCGTAGAGGCAAGAAAAGATTGTATCTGTTTCATCTCACCTACTAGAACTGATGTTGTAAGTGTTCCTTCATCTATCACACAAACTTCAAACGTCAAAGGTTTCTTTGACCAACTTGCAAGTTCGTCTTATGCAGTATTCGATAGTGGATACAAGTATATGTACGATAGATATAATGATGTGTATCGTTTCGTTCCACTCAATGGTGATGTTGCCGGTTTGGCCGCATACACTGACCAAGTTGCAGACGCATGGTTCTCACCTGCTGGACTTAACAGAGGTCAAATTCGTGGTGCAGTGAAACTTGCATATAACCCAAACAAGGCACAAAGAGATATTCTTTACCCTGCTAGAATTAACCCAGTTATTTCTGAGGCAGGATCAGGAACATTCCTCTTTGGTGACAAGACAGCCCTCGCAAGACCTTCTGCATTTGACAGAATTAACGTGCGTAGATTGTTCCTTGTTCTTGAAAAGGCAATTGCAAATGCAGCCAAGTTCCAACTCTTTGAATTCAACGATGACTTCACAAGAGCACAGTTTAAGAACTTAATTGAGCCTTTCTTGAGAGATGTGCAAGGACGTAGAGGTATCACAGACTTTAAAGTAATCTGTGATGAGACAAACAACACAGGTGAGGTTGTTGACAGAAACGAGTTTATTGGTGACATATACATCAAACCAGCCCGTTCTATTAACTTCATCACACTGAACTTCATCGCCGTAAGAACTGGCGTTGAGTTCTCAGAGATAGCAGGATAAGGAGAGAAAAAATGGCAACAATTGATCAATTTAAAGCTCAACTTATCGGTGGTGGTGCAAGAGCAAACCAATTCAGAGTTATTCTGAATACACCGCCAGGAATTGCAACTGGTTTACCATTGGGAACTTCATCGTTCTTTATTAAGGCAGCAAGTTTGCCTGGCCAGACAATCCCTGAAATTACTGTGAACTTCAGAGGACGCCAATTGTTCCTCGCTGGTGACAGAACATTTGAAACATGGACAACTACTATCCTTAACGATACTGATTTTGCAATCAGAAACGGTATGGAAAGATGGATGAACGGTATCAACGACCTTGATACTAATACTGGTGTTACTAATGTTACTGACTATACTGCCGATATGGTAGTACAGCAACTTGACAGAGATGATACTGTACTAAAACAGTACACTCTAACTAGTTGTTGGCCACAGGCACTTGCTCCAATCGAACTGAGCATGGACACAGTAAGTGATATTGAAACTTTTGATATTACATGGCGTTATACGTCATTTAATGCAGGCGTATAATCTAGTTTTACAAACCGACTAAATAGTTTGGTAAAATTAGGAGAACTATAGTATGGCTGAACTTTTTGGTTTCAGAATCACACGAGCAGACAAAGGGAGTGGTGATGGTTTCACCGCTCCCCCTTCTGATGATGGCACACTTGATATTGTATCAGGCGGTGGACATTATGCATCTGTGCTTGACATGGATGGGCGTGATAAAAATGAACTTGACTTAATTAGAAGATATCGTGACATTGCACAACAACCAGAGTGTGATAGTGCAATTGAAGATATTGCAAACGAAGCGATTGTCTCAGATGAAAGAGATAAATCGGTTTCACTTTCCCTTGATAGGCTAGACCTTTCCAAAAATATTAAATCTAAAATTCGTGAAGAATTTGATGAAGTTCTGCGTTTGATGGACTTCAATGCAAAAGGACATGATATTTTTAGACGTTGGTATGTAGATGGGCGTATCTATTATCACAAGGTAATTGATACAAAGGCTCCACGAAAGGGTATTAAAGAATTACGTTATATCGACCCTCGTAAGATTAAGAAGGTTAGAGAACAACGAAAAGAAAAAGATCCAAAGACAGGTATGGATATGGTAAAGGGTATTGAAGATTATTACCTTTACAATGAAAAAGGATTAGATCAAAATACTGGAACTACCAGTGGTGTAAAGATTACACAAGATTCTGTCTCATATTGTCCTTCTGGTGTTGTGGATATGCATAAGGGAACAGTCCTTTCATATCTCAATAAAGCAATTAAACCTGTTAATCAGTTGCGTATGATTGAGGATGCGTTAGTTATCTATCGTATCTCTCGTGCGCCTGAAAGACGTATCTTCTACATTGATGTTGGTAACTTACCTAAAGTCAAAGCAGAGGCTTACCTCAAAGACGTAATGAATCGTTATCGAAACAAGTTAGTGTATGATGCACGAACTGGTGAAATTCGTGACGATAGAAATCATATGTCTATGTTGGAAGATTTCTGGCTGCCTCGTAGAGAAGGTGGTAGAGGTACAGAGATTACAACTTTGCCAGGCGGTTCAAACCTTGGTGAGATTGATGATATCAAATACTTCCAGAATAAACTGTATCGTTCATTGAATGTTCCTATCTCAAGATTGGAATCAGAATCACAGTTTTCTATTGGACGCTCTGATAACATTACTCGTGACGAACTGAAGTTTACTAAGTTTGTACAAAAGCTTCGTAAGAAGTTTTCAGTATTGTTTATGGATATTCTAAAAACACAATTGGTTCTCAAAGGTGTTATTGCAATGGAAGAATGGGATTCTATGAAAGAACACATTCAGTTTGACTTCATGCAAGATGGACACTTTACAGAGTTGAAGAATGCAGAAATTCTACAGAACCGTTTAGATATGCTTGGACAGATTGAAAGTTATGTTGGTACATACTTCTCTAAAGAATATGTACGCAAAAATGTTCTTCGTATGAATGATGAAGAAATTGAAGAAGTCGAAAATCAAATTAAAGATGAAGAAGGTGGTGAAATGGGTGGAGATGACGATGGTATGTTCGCTACCAATGATCCAAAATTAGGAGATAGATAATGGATACAATAAAAGATTTTGTTAGTGCTATTGGAGATGGAGACAATCTCTCAGCAGAGACACATTTTAATAACGCACTTGCAGCCAAAGTTGGTGACGCATTGGAAACAAAAAGACAAGATGTTGCGAAATCATTCGTAACGCATCATGTACCAGAGGTAGAAGATAGTGAGTAAAGCTTTTTCAAAGTTCGCACAAGAACTTCCAGAAAAAGATGAACACAAGACATCTAAGGAGTATAAGAAGTTGTCTCCTAAGATGAAAGATGCTGTTGATGCTATTTTTAAGGAAATGGATTCTAAACCCTCAGATTTCCTAAATACTTTTGACAAAACAATAAATAGTGTTTCAAAGAAGTTTAAAGTTCCGCCAAAGAAACTTTTGGACTATTTTGAGGCAGAAGTACTATCAATTTAAGGAAAGTAACATGAAGATAATCGGAGCAGAAGAAGCGCTGGCCACTGGAAGCACTAAGGGGAAATCCCATACTGCACATTATGTGTTCAATAATGGCTCAAAACAATCGGTTACAATCAGAAACGCTGCAGATGATGGTGATACTGGTTCAATCAAAATTAATGCAAACGCTGGTGTTGTTATTCATACTGACATTGGTGTAGGGATGCGTGGTGCAACATCACTGTTTATTACACCAATAGTTTCGGCGGGGTTCTAACATGAAACTTATTGCAGAACAGATACAAGAAGTAGAGTACATCACTGAAGAAAAAGACGGTGGTGGCAAAGAAATGAAGATTCGTGGAATCTTTATGCAAGCCGACCAGAAAAATAGAAATGGTCGTGTATATCCAATGGGCGTACTTACTAAAGAAGTCGCTCGTTATAACAAAGAATTTGTTGCTGAAGGTCGTGCGTTTGGGGAACTTGGTCACCCAGAGGGCCCAACTGTCAATCTCGACAGAGTATCGCACATGATCACAAAACTTGAAGCTAATGGAAAGAACTTCGTTGGTGAGGCAAAATTGTTGTCTACTCCTATGGGGGAAATTGCGAAAGCACTAATCAAGGATGGTGGTAAACTTGGTGTCTCTTCAAGAGGCATGGGTTCACTAGAATCTAAGGGTGGTGCAAATTATGTGAAAGACGATTTCTATCTCGCTACTGCGGCAGATATCGTTGCAGACCCTTCTGCACCTCAAGCCTTCGTTGAGGGTATTATGGAAGGTAAGGAATGGGTGTGGGATAATGGTATTCTCAAAGAAGTTGAGATTGCTGGAATCAAAGATGAGATCAATGAAAGTGTAAGACGTAGACAGGAAAATGTTTCCGCTCTTGCATTTGCAAAGTTCTTGTCAAAACTTTAATCATTATAAATATGATAAGACAAACAAAACTCAAGGAGAAATCCCTATGTCAGAACTAGACAAGACAATTGAGGAACTAGAAGCGGAAGTTCAGAGTGAGCTTGAAGAGGCAGCTCAGGATACCCCTAAAAAGGGTGCCGCCAAAGGTGAATCAATGGATAAAGTAGAGGGTGAAGTCCAAGACCTCGGCGGTGCCGGTGAAGAGTCAACAGAAGCAGAATCAGGTTCAGCAAAGGCTGGAGATAAAATGAAGAAAGTTTCTGACGCTCAAACCAAGGGTGCAAAAGATGCCGGTGGTGCAGACACACCAACTAAAATTAAAGAACCTCTAGCCGCTGGTAATGAAATTGACCATGACGGTGAGGAACTAGAAGAAGGTAAAATGAAGAAAGCAGATATGCTCGCTGCAATGTATTCCGAAATGGAAAAGATGAAAGCGACAGATTTGAAAGCTTCATACGACAAAATGATGTCAAAAGAAGAAGAAAAGGAAGAAGAGAAGGTTGAAGAATCTACTCTTGAAGATAGACTTTCTTCTGTAGATGTTTCTGAAGATGTTACTGCTCTTACACAGGGTGAGGAACTTTCTGAAGAATTTAAAGAAAAGGCTGCTACAATTTTTGAAGCCGCTGTCAAATCTAAACTTCGTTCTGAAGTCGAAAGAATTGAACAAGAAAAGGTTCAAGAAGTCGCTGAAGAAATCAATACTGTTCGTGATGAGTTGACTGAAAAGGTTGACAACTACATGAACTATGTTGTAGAAGAGTGGATGAAAGAAAATGAAATCGCAATCGAGCGTGGACTCAAAGGCGAAATCGCAGAGGACTTTATCTCTGGACTGAAAGATTTGTTCGCAGAACATTACATTGACGTTCCAGATGAAAAGTACGACCTTCTAGGAACTCAGTCTGAAAAGATTGACGAATTGGAAGCAAAACTGAACGAACAAATTGAAAAGAGTGCTGAGATGAAAAAATCACATGACCTTCTAGTTCGTGAAAGTGTTTTTGCAGAAGTATCTTCTGATCTTGCTGCTACTGAAGTTGAGAAATTTAAGTCTCTCGCAGAAGAAGTAGATTTTAGTAATGAAGAATCTTTCAAGGAAAAACTCGACCAGCTCAAGGAAAGTTATTTTCCAAAAGCAACAACTGTCGCTGAATCAGTAGACTCTGAAACAGATGGTTCAGAATCTTTCGATACAACTGGTGCAATGGCCGCTTACATGGCTGCAATCAGTACAAATGTAAAGCGGGCGAAATAAAAACTAAGAAATTAGTTTTTTATAAATATTATAAGAAAACTCAATAAGGAGAAACTAAAATGTTCAAAACAGAACATCTACAGGAAAAGTGGCAGCCAGTACTAGAGCACAACGATCTTCCAGAGATCAATGACTCTTATCGTAAGGCTGTAACCACAGTAATCCTAGAAAACCAAGAAAAAGCTCTCAATGAGGACAGAGGTTTCCTCGGCGAAGCAGCCCCAGTAAACGCAACAGGATCATCTGTTGACAATTGGGATCCGATCCTCATCTCCCTCGTAAGACGGGCGATGCCTAACCTTATCGCATATGATATTGCTGGTGTCCAGCCAATGACTGGCCCAACAGGACTTATCTTTGCGATGCGTTCACGTTACAAGACTCAGGCTGGTACTGAGGCAATGTTTGACGAAGCAGAATCAGCATTCTCAGGTGCTGCTGCAAATACTAACATCCCAGGCTCTGCCGGTACTTCATCTAACGGTGAAACTAACCCAGCAGTACTTAACGATGGTTCGCCAGGTGCATTTACCGCTGACGGTGGTATGACTACTGCAACTGCTGAAGCATTGGGTGATGCGGCAAACAACGCTTTTGCAGAAATGGCATTCTCAATCGAGAAGCAAACCGTTGAAGCAAAATCAAGAGCTCTTAAAGCTGAGTACACAATGGAACTCGCACAAGACCTTAAAGCAATTCATGGTTTGGATGCAGAAACAGAGTTGGCAAACATCTTGTCATCTGAAATTCTTGCTGAAATCAACCGTGAAGTTGTCCGTACAATCTATGTAACTGCAAAGCCAGGCGCACAGACTGATACTGCAACTGCTGGTATCTTCGACATGGACGTTGACTCAAACGGCCGTTGGAGTGTTGAGAAGTTTAAAGGACTTATGTTCCAAGTTGAGCGTGATGCCAACGCAATTGCACAACAAACACGCAGAGGAAAAGGTAACATGATTATCTGTTCTTCAGATGTTGCTTCTGCATTGCAAATGGCTGGTGTACTTGATTACACACCTGCTCTTAACAACAACTTGAATGTTGACGATGCTGGTAACACTTTCGCTGGTGTTCTTAACGGACGCTACAAAGTGTATATCGACCCATATTCTGCAAACGGTGCTGCAAAACAGTACTACACTGTAGGTTATAAGGGTACTTCACCTTACGATGCAGGTCTGTTCTACTGCCCATACGTTCCACTACAGATGGTTCGTGCAGTGGGTGAGAACAACTTCCAGCCTAAAATTGGTTTCAAGACTCGTTACGGTCTTACTGCAAACCCATTTGCTGGTGGTACAACTGCTCGTCTTGGCGCACTTACTGCCAACGACAACGTATATTACAGAAGAGTACAAGTTACAAACATCATGTAATAAGAGTTGTTTTAACAACCGAAACTCAAAGGGGAGCAGAAATGCTCCTCTTTTTTCGTTATAAATAGTATAAAGGAAAAATACTATGGCAAAAATAAATCCATTACAAAGACAACCTACTAACATGGACTTTGCAAGTCCTACACAGTTTAGGTTTACATTGTTGAAGATACCTAACGTGGAATATTTTACAACAAACGTAAACATTCCTGGCATAAATTTTTCAGGTGACGCATCTATTAATACACGATTCAAATCTATTGCGTTCATGGGAGATACTATTGACTTTGAGGATTTGACTATTACGTTCTTAGTAAATGAAGATTTGTCTAATTATCGTGAAATCCATGATTGGATGATTGGTATTGGTTTTCCTAAAAACAACGAACAATTCACTTCGGCTATCGCATCAGAGGCACAAACAAACCCTGGCGAACCTTCAATAAACACACAAAGAAAAAGTGTAGGTAAACCATCAGTATTGATGAGTGATGCAACACTTACTATTCTAACTAACAAAAACAATCCAAAGGTAAGAGTAAACTTTAGTAACTGTTTCCCAACAGCTCTTACTGGTATTGACTACAATACACAAGTTACAGATACAGAACAGTTGACTGCAACTGTTACAATGAAATATGACTTGTACGAGTTTGAAAGCATATAAATATACCGAGCAGAAAATGGTTGACTTGGACACCCTTTTTTGAGGCTCTCTCGTAGAGACAATATAGTAACGCAAGTTACAACCCAATCTGCTCACTTTATACTATGGAGATATAATGAAACTTGATGAACTTCAGCAGATGGCTGAGAACGACTTGAAACAGGATGACTTAGAACTCGCAGACGAGTCTCTAAGAAACGCATCCCTTCACCAAAAATATCTTAATCACTTAAATCACTATAAACAACTTCTCATTATGAAGAGAGGTGAATATAATATTCTCAAAAGAAAAAAATGGGAATATTATTCAGGAAAATCTGACCCTGAAGTGTATCGTGATAACCCATTTGACCACAAAATACTAAAAGCAGATTTACATATTTACCTAGATTCAGATAAGGAAATGGTAGAGATGAAACAACTCATAGAATATTATGAGATGTGTGTGTCTACTTGTGAATCTATTATGAAGAATGTTTCTGATAGACAATGGAACATTAAGAATGCAATTGCTTGGCGTAAATTTGTAGATGGTGCGATTTAGTGACCACAGTCTCAAAGAAAAATGAAGTTTTTCTAAGAGTAGAGACTGAACCATCTATTGCAAGGATGTTATCAGATTACTTTACCTTTGAAGTGCCAGGCGCTAGATTTATGCCTGCATATAGAAATCGTATTTGGGATGGAAAGATACGTTTATTCTCTCCAGCCAACGGAGAATTATATGTTGGACTGTTACCCTATTTAACTAAATATCTAGATGATTTTGAAGAAGATTACACCATAAGTGAGGACTTGCAAGATGAGAAACAAATCGACAGACAAATATTGGATGGATTCATACGCAGCCTTAGACTTCGATCCAATGGAAGAGGAATTAAACCTCGTGACTATCAAGTGGCTGCAGTGGAGTACGCAATTAGAAAACATCGTGCATTACTCCTTAGTCCTACTGCTTCGGGCAAGTCTTTAATAATTTATATTCTGATACGATATTATGATATGTTGTTATCAGAGACAGAACAGGATAAGATATTAATACTTGTTCCCACAACATCTTTGGTTGAACAAATGTATTCTGACTTTATTGATTATGGATGGTTGGAAGCATATATGCAAAAGGTATATAGTGGGTATGATAGAAAAGTAGAAAAGAAACTTGTAATATCTACATGGCAATCTCTGTACAAAATGCCCAAGAGTTATTTTGAACAGTTTGGTTGTGTGATTGGGGATGAGGCCCATTTATTTAAGTCAAAATCCTTGACATCTATTCTAACTAAACTACATTTATGTAAGTATCGTTTTGGGTTGACAGGTACATTGGATGGTATGCAAACTCATCGACTTGTACTGGAAGGCCTGTTCGGCAGTCTAAATAAAGTTATTACTACAAAAGAACTAATTGATAAGAAAACTCTTGCAGATTTTTCTATTAAAGCATTAGTTTTATCTTACCCTGAAAATGAATGCAAGTTAGTAAAAGATATGAACTACCAAGAAGAGGTAGATTATATTGTGCGTCACACAGAAAGAAATAAATTTATTTTAGGGTTGACAAAGACAATAAAAGGTAATACATTAGTACTATTTCAATTTGTGGAAAAACATGGTTCTGTTTTATATGATATGATGAAAGACTTAGATAGAAAAGTTTTCTATGTACATGGTGGAACAGATACACAGACAAGGGAAGATATTCGTGCGATCACTGAGAAAGAAAATAATGCGATTATTGTTGCATCCTATGGTACTTTTTCTACTGGCATTAATATTCGTAATCTCCACAACATCGTGTTCTCTTCCCCCTCTAAAAGTCGTATTAGGGTATTGCAATCAATCGGAAGAGGCTTGCGAGTTGGAGATAGTAAAGATACCGCTACCTTATTCGACATCAGTGATGATTTTACCCACAAGTCAAAACGTAACTTTACATTGAATCACTTTTTAGAAAGAATAAATATATACAATGAAGAACAGTTTGATTATGAAATCAAAAGGATAAAAATGAAATGATTCACGATACAAAAATACTAAAATTATCAAGTGGTGAGGAAATCATTTGCAAGGTAGTTCATCAACCAGATAATGATTATATGAGTCTTGTGCAACCAATGAAATTGAGTTCTTATCCAAAGGCTACCAAGCATGGACTTGAAGAAGCACTGTCTCTACAAAGATGGATTCATTTTGCAGAAACAGACACCTTTAATGTTGCAAAATCTCAAGTTCTGGTATTAACAGAAGCCTCTTTAGGCTTAGTAAGATTTTATGAATACTGTGTTAATAAAGCAAAAAGGGAAGAAGATGAAATTCTATCCCCATCCAATCAAGAATTAAATGATATTGAAAATGAAGAGATGTGGGAAGAGTTTGGTGAACCTAACCCTAATACTATACATTAGATCTATCTATTCTCAAACCCAGCATAGCTGTTATACCAAGTTGTCAAGGGCTTGTCAATAACTTTTTGAAATTAAATGAATATTAATTTATCTATTGACATTTGAATCAAGATATAGTATCATGTATCTATTAATCGCATAAAAGCGATAAATTATGTGGAGTTATTATGGCTAAAAGAAAATCAGGAGTGCATTATGTAAACAATGCACAATTCCTAGAAGCAATGAAAGAATGGAAAGATCGTTGCAAAGAAGCAGAGGAACTAGGTGAACCACAACCACCAGTGACTAACTATATTGGTGAATGCTTCTTGAAAATTGCAAACCATCTTTCTTACAGACCAAATTTTATTAATTATACCTATAGAGATGAGATGATTTCAGACGGTATTGAGAACTGTCTACAATACTGCGGCAACTTCAATCCAGAGAAATCAAAGAATCCATTTGCGTATTTTACACAGATTATCTACTACGCATTCATTCGTAGAATTCAAAAAGAAAAGAAACAACAACACATTCGTCACAAAGTGATTGAGAATATGAATGTTGATATTCTTGCAGTCGGTGAGGATATGGAACAGACACAGTTTGTGGAGTATCTACAGAAGAACTTCCTACCAGCTGAAGATGTATATAAACCCAAAAAGAAAAAGAAAACTGAACCCAAAGGACTAGAGAAATTTTACGATGAAGATAGCGCTGATAACTGATACCCACTTTGGCGCTCGCAATGATAATCTAGCATTCAACGAATACTTTTACAAGTTTTGGGAAGATATATTCTTTCCTTATCTTGATGAGCATAAGATTGATACGATTATTCATCTTGGCGATTTGATGGACAGACGTAAGTTTGTTTCTTATAAGATTGCAAAAGATTTGCGTGAGCGTTTTATCCTACCTATTGTATCTAGAGGAATCAAGATGCACATTATGGCAGGAAACCATGATACTTATTATAAAAATACTAATGATATCAACTCACTCTATGAACTACTAGGCGGGCCAGGAGAAGAAAAATATCCAGGCATCCAATGTTATGATGGGCCATGTACTGAAGAGTTTGATGGAACTGGTATTCACTTTATGCCGTGGATTTGTTCTGATAACTATGAGCGTTCCATGAGAAGTATCGAAATGACTTATGCACAAGTTTGTATGGGGCATTTTGAAATCAATGGTTTTGAAATGCACAAAGGACACTTCTCAGAAAACGGTTACGATAAGAAGTTTCTAAATAAGTTCGATACTGTGTTCTCTGGACACTTTCACAAGAAGTCTGATGATGGCCATGTGTACTATCTTGGTAACACATACCAGATGACTTGGAGTGATGATGGATGCCAGAAAGGGTTTCATATCTTTGACACCAACACCAGAGAACTAGAACGTATCGTCAATCCTTATACTATATTTGAAAAAGTATATTATGATGATACTACTACAAATTATAATGACTTTGACATCTTGACATTAAGGGATAAGTTTGTTAAAATAGTAGTAGTAAATAAAAAAGACTTGTATCAATTCGATAGATTTATTGATAAAGTTCTTGGTGAGTCTGGAGCCCATGAGGTAAAGATTGTTGAGGACTTTAGTGATTTGGATGCATCGAATGTTGATGATGCAATCATTGAGAATGCAGAGGATACTATGACTCTGTTAGAGCGCTACATTGATGAACTTGATGTAGATTTAGATAAGAAAAGATTGACTAGTATGATGAAGTCACTTTATGTAGAAGCGAGCGACTTGGAACTTTGATTACATTTAATAAAGTAAGGTGGAAAAACTTTCTATCCACTGGAAATCAATTCACTGAAATACAGTTGGACTATGCTCCAACTACACTAATTATTGGAGAAAACGGAGCCGGTAAATCTACCATTCTGGATGCGCTTTGTTTTGTCCTGTTTAATAAACCTTTCCGTAATATCTCAAAATCACAACTCGTGAACTCTGTCAATGGTAATGGTACTATTGTTGAGGTAGAGTTTAATGTGAACAATAAAGATGTAAAGGTTGTTCGTGGTATCAAACCAAACAAGTTTGAAGTTTGGATTGGTGGCACTATGATAAATCAAGATGCAAATGCAAGGGATTACCAGAAACATCTAGAACAACAAATCTTAGGATTGAACTATCGTTCTTTTACACAAGTTGTTATTCTTGGTTCGTCTACCTTTGTTCCTTTCATGCAGTTATCCACTAAGGCCCGCCGTGAGGTTGTTGAAGATATCCTAGATATCAAGATTTTCTCACTGATGAACTTTCTCCTCAAGAACAAAAACAAGTCTCTTGTAGAGGATATTCGTGAGGTTCAGTATAACTTTGATTTGACAAAAGAGAAGGTTACACTGCAAGAAAAGTTTATTGAAGAAGTTGTAAATAATAAGTCAGCAATTATTGCAGAGAACCAACAAAAATTATGGGATAATAAAAGTACTATTGACTTCAGAAGAGATGATGTTAAAGCATTAGAGATTGATAATGAAAATCTATCTTATGATGCAGAAGAGAAAGCGAAATTAGAACAGAAACTAAAGAAACTAACTCAAACAGAAGCAGCCCTTCAGAACAGGAAATCTGAACATGACCGTCAAATCCAATTTTTCCAGAACAACGATGAATGCCCGTCTTGCGAACAACCGATTACAGAATCAACTAAGCAGACGCAGATTGAATCCAGAACCACAAAGATCGGAGATATCGAAAACGGTATCGCAGATTTACAAAGAATGGAATCAGAAGAACAAGACAGACTCCAATCAATCTTAGTAGACTTAGAAACTATTCGTAAGAATGATGTTGAGAAAGCCAAGATACTTTCTTCTATTTCAGAACTAGAAAAGTTCAATGCAAAACTGGAAAAAGATATTGAGGCATATAAGAATGGTTCTGTGTCAGAAGAAGATAGATTGAAACTTGCCGAACTTAAAGGACAAATTAAGTCGGTTGAAGAACAAAAAACTAAGTTGAATGAAGATAAGTTTTACATTGATGTTGCCCGTAATCTTTTACAAGATAGTGGTATTAAGACAAAGATTGTAAAACAATATTTGCCTATTATGAATAAGTTGGTGAATACATATCTATCGTCTATGGATTTCTTTGTCAACTTTAATATTGATGAAAACTTCAATGAAACAATTAAGTCACGTTTCAGAGATGAGTTCTCTTATGCATCATTCTCAGAAGGTGAGAAGATGCGAATTGATTTGGCACTTCTATTTACATGGAGAGCCATTGCAAAGATGAAAAACTCTACGAATACGAATCTACTAATACTAGATGAGATATTTGATTCATCTTTGGATAATACTGGTACTGATGATTTTCTAAAGATTTTGAATACATTTGACAAACAGAATGTATTTGTTATATCACACAAACAGGATATGTTGTTTGATAAGTTTAGAAACATTATTCAGTTTAAGAAAGAAAAAAACTTTAGTAGGATGGTATAATGGATCAAAGTGAACGGTTTAAAGAATTACTAGAAGAAATGAAAAAGACACACGATGCAAAGCGTCACGACTATGCAAGTGTGGAAGATATATTTGCAAACTTTAGAACCTGTGAGATGGGTGGTATCCCAGCATGGAAGGGATGTTGTGTTCGACTAGGAGACAAGTTCAGCCGTATTATGGGGTTTGCAAAGAAAGAACTACTTGAGGTTAAAGATGAGAGTATCAAGGATACACTTATTGACATGGCCAACTATGCTTTGATAGCATTAATTCTTTATGAGGAATATAAGGATGGGAAAAAGAAGTGATTTTGAGAGGGTGGAAAGAGATTTCTATCCTACTCCTATAGAGGCAGTAAGGCCTCTTGTTCCCCACTTACCAAAGAAAGGATTGTTTGCAGAACCTTGTGCTGGTGATGGTAGACTGATTCGACACATAGAAGAACTGACAGAACTATTAGGGTACTGGATGACTGACATAGAACCTATGGCAGACTTTGTTGGTGATGGGGATGCAATGACTGATAAGATTGTGGGGTGTGATGTTTGCATAACAAATCCACCTTGGAATCGTAAGATACTTCACCCCCTTATTGTAAATCTATCTGACCAGTTACCGACATGGTTGTTGTTTGATGCAGATTGGATGCATACGAAACAAAGTATAGAATTCATGCCTAGGTTGAGGAAGGTAGTCAGTATCGGCCGTGTGAAGTGGATAGAAGGTAGTAAGAGTACAGGTAAGGACAATTGTTGTTGGTATCTGTTCGATAAACCAGATGGTGAATGGCCAACACAATTTTTTGGAAGAAACTGAAAAAAAGTTATAAAAACATCTTGACTTTTGTTATAAGAACGTATATACTGTATAAGTAAAGTGAGAAAACAAAGTCGTTAGGAGACAAATATTATGGCACATGAACTTGAAATCGTAAACGGAAACGCACAAATGGCATACGTTGGTGACGTTCCTTGGCATGGACTTGGTACTAAGGTAGAGGCTGACCTCACACCTGGCCAGTTCCAAAAAGTTGCTGGACTTGATTGGGAAGTAACTAAAGAAAAACTTGTTACCCCACAAGGTGCAATCGTGAAGAACAAGGAAGCACTTGTTCGTACATCAGACAACTCAGTACTTGATGTTGTTGGAACTGGATGGAATCCAGTACAAAACTCAGAGGCATTTGAGTTCTTCCACGACTATGTAATGGCTGGTGATATGGAGATGCATACTGCTGGTTCATTGAAGAATGGACAACTTGTATGGGCTCTTGCAAAAACCAAAGAGAGTTTTGAACTCTTCAATGGTGACTTGACAGAGAACTACTTCCTGTTCACTAACCCTCACCAGTTTGGTAAGGCACTAAACATTCGTATGACACCAATTCGTGTCGTATGTAACAACACCCTCACATTGTCTCTGTCACAAGACACTGACAAGATGGTTACTGTAAATCACCGTAAGGCATTTGATGCCGCTGAGGTGAAAGAACAGATGGGTATCGCTCGTGAGAAAATGGAACAATATAAGTCAATGGCTCAGTTCCTTGGTAGTAAACCTGCCACTGGCGATAATGTTATCCAATACTTCAATGAAGTGTTTGGTGCGCCTGCGAAAGAGAAAGTAGACAATGTTCTTCCTTTCACTTCTCGTAATGCCAAGATTGCAATGGAAAACTTGCAGACACAGCCAGGGGCAAACTTTGCTGAAGGTTCTTGGTGGCAGGCATTTAACTCTGTAACATACATGACTGACCACTTACAGGGTCGTGAAGGTGACTCACGTTTGCAGTCTGCATGGTATGGACGTAACCGTAAGGTTAAATTAAATGCCCTTGATAAAGCTCTAGAGTACGCTGAGGCTGCATAAGTCTTATATATAATACAGGGTGCTGTTCGTAAGTCGCCCTGTACGTCACATAATATGCTTACTCTGTGACGCAAATCACGGTTTTGGTAGTTTCCGCCCAAAAAACTACCATTATAAATAAACGTGATACGCCATATAATATGGGTGTCACACTGTATCTTGCTTAATAAAGGAGATTAAATATGGTAAATACAGCCTTTACACTAGATCCGTCAAGGATCAATACTTACTCTATCGGTTTCGATAGAATGTTTGACAATTTGATGGGGAATCATCCTAATCAAACTAGTCCTTCAAGTTATCCCCCTTACAACATCGTAAAACACGATGATGATAAGTTCACCATTGAGATTGCCGTTGCTGGTTTCTCAAAGGATGAGATTGAGATTGAGTTTAGAGAGAATGTTCTCAAGATTGAATCTAAGTCTCGACCAGAGGGTGATGACGAAAAGGAATATCTACACAAAGGTATTTCAAACAAACGATTTAAAAAGGCATTTACACTATCAGATGATGTAGTTGTAGATGGTGCTGATATGAAAGATGGTATTCTTAAAATCAATATGGAAAGAATTATTCCAGAAGAGAAGAAGCCACGTTCAATCAAAATCAAGTAAGTAAAGTGAAGGTGCCTCTTGACAGGGGCACCTTTTTATGTTATAGTATGATTAATTGAAATTGAGGATTCGTAATGTTTAAGAAAAAAGATGAACCTGTAGTCGCCGCCAAACGGATTGATTACAAATACTCAGAGGATAGAATCCTCAAAGAAATGGCCGAGTATATAGATAAAACCTATAACGCCCATTATTCCCACAACAAATTTCAAGCAACAGAATTCATCATGGACAGTGGCCATGGAGAAGGTTTCTGTATCGGTAATATTTTAAAGTATTCACAACGATACGGAAAGAAAGATGGCAAGAACAGAAATGACTTGCTAAAGGTGATCCATTATGGTATAATGGCTTTACATAATCACGATACTCAGGAGAAAAATTGAAAATGAAACTTAGTAATGATACACGAGAGGTTCTAAAGAACTTCTCAACCATTAATCAGAACCTTATGGTAAAAAATGGTAATGCGATTGGAACAATGTCTGCGATGAAAAACATCGTTGCAAAGGCAACTGTTCCAGATACTTTCAACAACGAATTTGCTATCTATGACTTGAACGAGTTCTTGTCTGCAATGTCTTTATTCAAAGATCCAACTCTTACTTTTGATGAGAAGAGCGTTAGACTTAATGAAGAGGGCGGTGGTAGTAATCTAACTTATATGTTCAGTGACCCATCTATCGTGACTGCACCAAAGACTGAAATCACTATGCCAAGTGTTGATGTAGAGTTTACCTTTACACAGGATACGTTTAATCAAATCCTAAAGGCCTCTGCTGTTCTTGGTGTTCCAGATGTGGTTCTTGCTGGAACTGCTGGTGGTGATATTAAACTGACTGTTACTGACCGTAAGAATGATACGTCTAATGATTTCAGTATTACAGTTGGTGAAAATTCACCATCTGACTTTACCTACTTCTTTAAAGTAGAAAACTTAAAACTTCTTTCTGGTGACTACAAGGTACAAGTATCACAACAAGGTATTTCTCATTTTGCAAATGTGACTAAACCTATTGAATACTTTATTGCTCTCGAAGCGGCCTAACCAGAAGGAACTATATTATGAATGATGTGATGCTGTGGGTGGAGAAATACCGCCCAGCGAAAATCAGCGAGTGTATTCTCACTGATGAGTTAAAGAATACCTTTCAGACTTTTGTGAATGAAGGACATATACCAAACCTTCTTTTGTCTGGAGGCCCTGGCGTTGGTAAGACTACTGTTGCGAAAGCAATGTTAGAGGAAATCGGTGCCACCTATATGATGATTAACGGTTCTGAAGAATCAGGTATTGATGTACTCAGAAACAAAATCAAGAACTTTGCAAGTACTGTCTCTATGGATGGTAATCGTAAGTTCGTGATTCTTGATGAGGCAGACTATCTAAATCCTCAATCTACACAGCCTGCGTTGCGTGGATTCATTGAGGAGTTTCATAAGAACTGTGGGTTTATTCTAACCTGTAATTTTAAGAACCGTATCATCGAACCACTACACAGTCGGTGTTCTGTAGTGGAGTTTCGTATTCCGCCAACAGAGAAACCAACACTTGCTGGACAATTTTTCAAACGAGTACAGGACATTCTCAAATCTGAGGATGTCCAGTTTGAACCAAAGGCTGTTGCTGGTATCGTTGAGAAACACTTCCCAGATTGGAGAAGAGTTCTAAACGAACTGCAAAGGTATTCTGCCTCTGGTATGATTGACAGTGGTATCCTTGTTAATCTATCAGAAACAAACATGAAAGACTTGAGTTCTTATCTAAAAGATAAAGACTTTAAATCTATTCGCAAATGGGTTGCAAACAATCTAGACAACGACCCCTCTCGTATGTATCGTAAAATCTATGATACATTATATGAAGAAATACAACCTCAAACCGTACCCCACTTAGTTCTTGCAACAGCAGACTATTCTTACAAATCGGCCTTTGTTGCAGATCAAGAAATCAATATGCTTGCATATATGGTTGAGATTATGACACAGGTGAGTTGGAAATGAGTGGTTACGAATTAAAACACTACCTAAAATCTCTTAACGAAACAAAGGAACATCTGATGGAGTCGGATGATCCTATGTGGGAAAAGAAATATTCTCCCTTTATCATTAACAAGTGTTTGGCTCCATTCAATGATACTATAATGCTTGTTAATGAAATGAATATGCGTCACCACCTTGACAGTAAACTACAATATGAATTTTTACTAAATACTATTAGACCTAAGAAAAGATATGCTCCTTGGGTGAAAGCGGATAAGTTGAAAAACTTAGACTATGTAAAAGAATATTATGGTTATAGTAATGAGAAGGCCAAACAAGCATTATCAATACTAAATGATGACCAGATAACCACTATTAAAAATAGTTTGAATAAAGGTGGAAGAAAATGAACGAAACTGAATGGCATCCAGAAGAGATGCTGGAAATTAAACTTAAAGAACCTGATGACTTTTTGAAGGTTCGTGAGACACTATCAAGAATTGGTGTCGCCTCTCGTAAAGAGAGAAAACTATATCAATCCTGTCACATTCTACATAAACAGGGTAAGTACTACATTGTGCATTTCAAAGAACTCTTTGCACTAGATGGTAAAGATACAAACTTAAATGAAAATGACATATCTCGTAGAAACTCTATCGCTTCTTTATTGGGCGATTGGGGTTTAGTAGAAATTGTAGGAAGTGCAGAACCTAAGGCTCCTCTTTCACAAATTAAAGTGATTGCTTTTAAGGAGAAAGATGAATGGGTTCTAGAAACAAAATACAACATTGGTAAGAAAAGAGAAGTATAGTTGGCACGCTCATTTACAGATTTTATCACAGAAGAAGAACAGATTAAAAACTATAAGGTAGTAATCCTTACAGTTGAACATGGTGATAAATCAATTACTGCAAATAAGTTTGAGAAACAAGCCCAGAAGATGGGCATGGAAGTTTTTCTATCAGACTTTAAAGGTGTCTCTTTGATTTTTGATGATGGTAATTATATTATCAAAGATAAAAACAAAAGTATGAAACTTGTTACTCAAGATACAGTTGTATTTATCAGAGGAACACCAACAAGA